CGTCGGCCTGCTGCGAGGCTTCGGCTACACCATACCCGAGGCTCTCCAGCGCCTTGATGCGGGCTGGGCTGACGCAATCGCCGAGCGCTGGGGTCGCTACTCGTGGCAGGACTTAGAGGCGCTGGCAGAGGAGGGCGCCCGATCGCGCAAGATGGCAGGGCAGGAGGGGTAGGACGCCGCTTACTGCCCGCCTGGCTCGTCACTGTTGCCGAGCATCGGCGGTTGATCGTCAAAATCTAGCGCGCCCTGCGCAGTATCGGGGTCGCGCGAGCCTTTCAGATAATACTGTCGGATGAAGTTCAGCCTGTTACCGTTGAACAGGTATCGAATATTGACGAAAAAAACGCCATCCGTCGGACTCGCATAGAGGAATTCTCGTTCCAGCAGCTCGCCCAGGCCGCGCCGGAATGTGCGCTCAACGATACCCCGATCCTTCGCGTCGAATAGATTCAGCTCGATTCGATCGATGCCGGGATTCGAACGCATCTGCATGTAGACCAGCTCGAAGACAGCCAACCCCGCCTTCGACAGCCCGACGGTTTGCCTGATGCCATCGAGGAACAGCTTCACGAATCGTGTCTGATCGACCTCCTCGGCCCAGGCGTATGTGGCCTGCGCGCTGCCGAGGATTTCGCCTGTAGCGTTGACAACCATCGCCCGATCGCCGTTCACCAGCGGGACCACCCGGCTGCGCGTACGCACCTCTCCGGCATTCGGGATCGACGGGTTCGTTCGGTAGATCGGACGCCCGTAGCGCGTACCGATGGGCTCGACTTTCTTGTCATTTGTGGCCAACTTTGCCCCTCAAAATTTGTACGTTTCGGCGGCATGATTGCTGAACCATACAAAAATTGCAACAGCGTTTTTGTAGTTTTTGGTCTGAAACTGGCCGAATTCGGACAGAAATTGTCCGACGATTTCCAGCATTGGCGCGGGTTCGCAGCCGGTCCTCTTCTTAAGGTACTAGACGGCGGTGGGTGCGAGTTGTCCACGCCCGCACGGGGCGCAGCCCCTCGGCAGCGGGCGGGGGTGGGCAACTCGCTGGCCCTACCAAGAGCGACAGGCCCCTGGGGATAACTTTTTCTAAGGGGATAACTTTGCGATGTTCGCCCGGGTACGTAGTTTGACTCCCGGCTATTCGCCGCAGAGCCACTCTGCGCCTAGCGCCAGCAACCCATTGTTTTTACTCAGAAACAAGGGCGGGACCCAACCTACGTACCCCCACCGGGGGAGGTCGCAACAGCGCCCCCGCTTTGGCGGGGGCGAGAACCATCGATAGGGGCCGCTACGCGACCCCTCATCCAGCCGCCTAACGGCGGAGGGAATCACAAAACCAACAGCCAGCTATCAAAAAGGGGGTTGACCGTCGGCCCGCTACGGCCCCGCCGAGCCCCCACGAACGAGCCACAGGGCGCGATCGGCTCGTCGCCTAGGGCATAGGGGCTGCGGGGCGTTTTTTGCCTCAAATCGCGTCCGACCTCGAGTTCGGGGGCACGCAGGCCGGCCATCGAAGCAGGGGGAAGGTGCCAAGAATGCCCTCCTGGGCGGGCGGATGTGTATCGTACGATTCATTTCGCCGCATCTAACCCGTTGATTTAATTATGAAAAAGCCAGCCGCAGCCATCACGCCAGCTCAGTATCGCGCCTTTCAGACCGCGTACGATTTCATGAACAACGCCCTCTTCGACGGCAGCCTGCCGCATGTCCTCGTGACGCTGCAGCGCCATGCCAATACGCGAGGCTACTTCGCAGGCAATCGATTCGCCGCTCGCGGCGCGGCCGGCGGCGAGTCGGCGCACGAGCTGGCGATGAACCCGGATTACTTCACCGGCCGTACTGATCGCGAAATCATCTCGACGCTGGTGCACGAGATGGCGCATGTCTGGCAGGCGACGCACGGGACCCCGCCGCGGCGTGCGTATCACGATCGGCAGTGGGCCGCGAAGATGCACGAGGTCGGACTGCATCCGTCGGATACCGGCGCGCCAGGCGGTAAGGAGATCGGGCAGAAGGTCTCGCATTTCATCGTCGACGGCGGCGCCTTCGACCGCGCCTATGCGCGCCTGGAGGCGCGCGGATTCGCGCTGCAATGGCAGAGCGCGCCGACGAGCGCAGCGACGAAGGCGAAGAAGGCCTCGAAGACGAAGTACACCTGTCCGGCCTGCGGCGCGAATGCCTGGGCGAAGCCGGGGGCTGCGCTGATCTGCGGCGCCTGCTACGCGGCCGACGCCGAGGACGAGGACGACGAGGACGCAGCGCATCCCGTCATCGTCATGCAGCCCGAGGCTGCCGACGAGGACGACGCGGCCTGATGGCCGAGGCCGGGGGCGACTGCCCCGGCCACCCCGCTGTCAGGCATCCGCGCCGGCGAGCGCCGCGACGATCTTGCGCGGTCGGCCGCGGGGCCTTTTGGCGGGCGGCTGCTCGTCGTCGCTGTCCGATTGAGCGAGGCCGGCCCTCGGCGCCTTCAGCGTGATGCTGACCTCGATGTCCTGCAGCATGCAGATGCGCCCGAGGCTGCGGTCATCGATGTCGCTCGATCCGACGCTCAGCGTCAGCGCGATCGTCCCGCCGGCCAGCAGCTCGGCCTTGATCTTGTCGACCTTGCAGCCGCCCATCAGGATATGGCTCGATGCGCTGGCGCCGTAGTCGATGAACAGCGTCCAGCCCTGATAGACGCCCTTGATCAGGACCGCAGCCACGACCTGCGACAGCAGCTCGGTCAGCTGCGTGTGCATCGTGCCGTCGAGCACCGCCTGGGCGGGCGGCAGGGCCGGCGCGCGGTAGAACCGCCGCGGCAGGTCATCCTCGAAATGCTGCAGCAGCATGTTCGATGCCTCGATGCGCAGCTTGATCGTCACGGCGGGTTTTCGGTCCTCGCCATGCGTCTCGGTCCGCACGTTGACGTGCTTGATCTTTGCCCGCGTCGGCTCGGGTAGCTCGAACATGGCGGTTTCCTTTCTGGAAAGTACGAAAGTAGGAAAGGCGGAATGCGCGAATGGCTACTTTTTTGCCGGCGCCGGCGGGTCCATCGGCGTAAACCCCTTATCGGGGACCGCCCCGGCCGGCCTCGGCGGGTCCATCCGCTGCGCGCCGGGCGGTATTGGCGGCGACTCGATCGACGCCGGCCCGTCGGGCAGGGCGCCGGCGAGCCTGGCCGGCGCGGGCTGCAGCGCCGCATGCAGCTGCAGAATGATCTGAATCGCCGACAGCGCCGCCGCCGCGTGCTCCTTGTCCTTCTCGCCGCCGGCGCCGGCGGCGGTGATAGCGGCCGTCCCGGCGCCGATCATCTGAATGGTCGACAGTACGTTGCTCCAGTCCATGGGGTACCCCTCATCAGGTGTGAATTCGCGAATGTCCGAATGATCGAATTCGCGCCGATCAGGGCGGACGGGCGAACATGGAGGCGAGAGGCCGGGCCATGGGGCGAGGGCGTCAGGGCAGCTCGCCATCGGGCAGGATGCGGCCTCGCTCGGTCTGGCCGAAGCCATTCGCGAGCAGCCAGGCGGCGCTTTCTCTGCGCAGCTCGGCGCTGATTTCGCTGCAGAGATAACGCGCCTTATGCAGCGAGACCAGCACAGCCTGGTCGGATACCCTGTCCGCCGGGATGCCGTGATATTCCTGCAGCAGCCAGCGGCCCCACTGGATATCGAGGGTTATCAGCGCTCGATCGCGCCGCTGCAGGAAATCATCGAGCATTTGCTGCGATCGCAGCTCGCCGGATGGCGCGCTCATGCCCGCCCCTCAGCCACGTCGAGCACGAATATTCGGCATTCGCGATGCAGGTTTTCGAGCATCGTTGCCCCGATATCGTCGCTCTCGCCCGACTCGCTGGCCGCGTCCAGCAGCCCCATCAGGATCGAATGAGCGCCAGCGTAGAAAGCGCGGCGCGTTTCTATGCGCTGCGTTTGCCCGGCATGCGCCGAAAGAATCCTGTTTTCGTAATCCGACCATTCATCGGCAAGTTTTCTCATGATAATGCCCTCGCAGTAATACTAAAATAGCATCCCGCGCGGCCGGTAGTATCTCAGAAATACAGCTATCAATATATTAAAAAATATATTCTCGCGAATATATACTATATTGATGATATTAAAACCAATTATTGATAGCTGTATTCTTGTTTCTATGATACGTCGCTGCCGCGCTTTAATGCCTCGGTTTCCTCTAATATATCCTGAGATATTGTATATACCCGTCGTCGGAATGCGCTGATAAGCCGATACCAATGGTTCCGGCTGATTTTCATTGCCGCCGCAGCGGCCTTGACATTCATAACCCGGGTTATGTAATGCATCTCGAATACTCGCCTGTCGAGCGCTTCGGGCGGCTGCGAGACGATCGCCAGATGCAGCGCCATCAGCTGCGCCGGCGGCGTCGCGATCGCGGCGACGAGCGCGCGGACCTCGGCGCTCGGCGCGACGGGCGGCGACGCCGGCAGCTTGAGCGCCCGGTACCGGCGATTGCGCGTCCACGTCGCCCACTCCTCGAAAAGGGCATGCAGCGATTGATCGACCTCGTCGCCGTCGGGCTCGACGTAGGGCGCGCCTGGCGCCGGCTCGGCGTCGTCATTGGCTGGCGCTGCAGGGCGGGCAGCCGAGCGCATCAGGTCCTCGGCCGTGATCGGCCGCAGGGCGCTGCGTAGTGCATCAGTCATCGTGAAATCCCTCGGGATCGAATGCGCCGCCCGTAGACGGCAGGGACAGCGCTCGGCAGGGCCGGCGCTGCGGCGGGGGGAGGCGGCGGCGCCGGATCGGACGCCGCCGGCGGCGGCGCGTCCCAGGCTGTCGCGGCCTCGGGAACGGCCGCGGCGGCATCCTCGAGTGCCGCGGTCGCGAACAGATCGGCGGTCGGCTTAACCAGGCGCGCGCGCAGGCGCTGCCAGTCCAGCTCGGACCATTTGTGCAGCCCCAGATGATGGGCGAGCGCGAGGTTATAGACGCTCAGGTCCAGCGCCTCATTGCGATCGCCGGGGGCTTTCACCCAAATGCGTCGGGCGAATCCGCCCGACATGCGCTTCAGGATCGGCCGCTCAGCGACGAGCTGCTCGAACCACTCCATCGGCAGCGCCTGATGGAAATGCATCGCGCCAGGCCCGTCGACGAGCTTCCAGCGGTTGTGCAGATGGTCCTTCGCCACGTCGGTGCCGATCATCCAGAGCATCACGCCGCCGGCGATCTTCTCGCCCCGATGGTCGACGTCCACCTTCGACGGGACCCCGGGGATGATCGGCCGGTTCGGCTTGCTGGCGCCCTTCAGGACGAGGCAGCCCGCGCGGGCGCGCGCCGCGCCGTAGTTGTAGACATCCTGCGTATTCGCGCCGCCTGAGTCGATGCCGTAGACCGATGCCTGGATCAGCGCGCCGGCGGCATGCACGAAGGGCGTCCTGCGGTATGCATCGAGGCGCTGCCAGACGCTGCCGGGCGTCGAGGGCAGCTCGGCCGGGCTGCCCATGAATACCTGATGATCGATCACCCAGTGCTCCAGGCCAGGCCCCCAGGCCTCGGCCTGGACCTCCAGGCGCGTCAGCTGCGTGTCGACGGTCAGCGTGACCACGAGCGCGCGATCGGGGACGACGCGCGGCGGGTAGGGCTCGGCCCGCTTGTGCAGCTCCTGCGCCGTCGTGTTGTCGAGCGATCCCTCCCAGCTGATCGCCAGTCGCGTGTTATAGAAAACCTTCATCGCCTCGTCGTCGCCGGTCTGCAGCCGCTCCTTCGCCCGCGCGTACTGCCGGGCGAGCGCGAGCCACGTGATGCTGCCGGCCTGCGCGAGGAATGCGCTGACGTGGAAGCTGACCGTCTCGCCATCGCCGGCGCTGCGGGCAACCCAGCCGTGATTGGGCTGCAGCGCGGCGTCGGCGACCATCTGCTTTTTGTGGCGCTCGTCGATCTCCTCGCCGCAGTGGGGGCAGTCGAACCAGGCGCGCGTCATGAAGCCGCTGTCATCGTCGCGGTGGTACCGGAAATTCTCGATGACCAGCTCATGGCGATGCCCGCAATGAGGGCAGGGGACTGCGAAATACTCCTGCGTGCCCATCGCGTACAGCGCATCGATCTTCGACGCCCCGGCGATCGTCGGCGAGGACACCTCCAGGAACTTGCAGGTGTTGGCGAACGTCGTCGCGCGGGCCTCGATGATTTCGACGGGATCGCCCTCGCCATCGACGGACGCCTCCAGGCGATCGACCTCGTCGATGTAGATGTACCGCGCCGGGATCTCCGCCAGATTCGACGCGCTGCCGCCCGTGACGATGTAGATCGTCCCGCCCTCATAGTCCTTCGCGCCGACGGTGTTCCGGCTGTCGCGGCTGCGCTGCGGCGCGATGACGGCGCGCAGCGCCGGGACATCGCGGATCGTCTGCGTCAATCGCGCGCTGAGCCGCTTCGCCAGCTGATCGGTAGGCTCGATCGCGAGGATATTCGCCGGCGCCCGATGGATGCAGGCGCACATCCAGTTCAGCCCGATCTGCGTTTTCAGCATCTGCGAGGCGCCGCGGATAACGACGCGTTTCGCCGGGTGCCTCGGGCTGAGGCATTGCAGGATGCGTCGCGCCGGCGGCGTCCGGAAGATGCGGTACGCGCCTGGCCGCGCCGACGACTTCGGCAGGATCATGAATTCCTCGGACCACTCGTCGACGCGGAGCTCCGGCTCCGGCCTGGCGCCGCGCATCGCGGCAGCCATCACCACAGCGAAGCCGTCGGCGTTCATTGGCGCACCGCCAGGCGGGCATTCAGCGCCGCGGCCGTCTGCTGCTCGAAGCCGTCGAAGGCCAGGCGCAGCTCGTCGGCGATCGCCAGCTCGATTTCGCGGGCGTCCGTCAGGCCGAGCAGATTCGGCGCGCAGAGGGCGGGGACAGCGAAGCAGCGATCGCGCAGGCTGCGGAAGGCCTCGAAGACGGTCGGCTCGACCAGGCGGCGCTCGACCAGCTCGCCAGCGCGCCGCTTCAGCTCCATGTCCAGAATCCGTGCGCCGATCGCCTCCTTCGCTGTCCTGGCCTTGTTGTACGTCGCATTCGCCGACGGCTGATCCGGATCGCCGCCCCCGCTGGAATTCCCGTCCGGCGGGCCGGAAACAGGCCTAGGCGCCGCGATCGGCGCCGGCGCGGCCTCCGGGGGCTGCGCGCGCGCTGCGGCGCGCTGGCGGGCATTGACCTGCGCCATGTACTGCTTCGCGGGATCGCGGGCGTCGGCGATCGCCGCGCGAGCCACGTCCGCGTCGATGAAGCCGTCCTCGTCGAAGACGAGCACGCCGCGGGTTTTCAGCTTATGGATGTACCCCTTGTTGTGGCCGAGCAGCCTGGCCAGCTGCGACAGCGATACGCGCTCAGCCATCGGCGCCCCCCAAGCTGCGGAGTCTTGCCTTGGCCGGCGCGCCGGCGCTCGGCAAGGTGGCTCGCATGGCCACCCCCACAACGAAACTCGCCGCCGTCCGCGCCTGCATGGCGCGCGGCGACTGGGCCGGCGCGATCGCGATCGCTGCCCGATTCCCGCAGCTGGGCCCGCATCGCGCGGCGATCCTCGATGCGCATACGGCGTACACCAATCCGCGATGGATCGCGGGCCTCGGCAAGGACGCCGAGACGCTGAAGGCCGAGGGCCAGCGGGCGCTGCTGCAGCGGTATCCGTCGGCCGAGTAGCGACGCGTCATTGCAGCGCCTCGCTCGGGGCGAGCCCCGCCCCCCCGTCGGGGTCTGCATTTCCGTCGATGTCTGCATTCGGGTCCTCGGCCGCATCGAGCGCCTCGGCGTCGACGGCTACCGGGCCACACGCAGCCACGGCCTTGCGGGCATCGCCCTTCAGGAAGACGAGCACATTCTGATGCGTTTTGCCGACCTTGCGGCTACCGACGAACTGCTTAGCGACGCGGATCGGCAGGCTGCCGACGCAGGTCAGCAGCACGATGTCGTTGTAGTACGCCAGGCCGGCCGTGCGGAAGGCCTCGATCGTGTCGCCGACGAAGTTTCGATAGGCGCCGTCGGGGCCGCGGACATCGCCGACGACGAAGCAGGCGAAGCGGTCGGGGCGCAGCATGCCGCAGGCCGCGCCGATGATCTGCCTGTAGGCCGCGAGAAAGGCCGAGTAGTCCATCGTCGACAGGTCCCGCGGATCGTCGCTGTAGCGCTCCAGGTCGGCGTAGGGCGGGCAGCTGAAGACGAAGTCGGCGCGCACGCCGAGGCCGGCGATGTCGCGCGAGTCGCGCTCATGCCATTGCGGCATCGGCTCGCCGCAGATCTCCGCCCCCTGCTCGCGATTCGCTGCGACCTGCTCGGGGCGCAGCTCGCAGCCGACGTAGCGCCGGCCCAGGCGCGAGGCGACGACGCCGCGGACGCTGCCGCCGGCGAAGGGGTCGAGCACGACGCCGTCGGGCGGGCAGAACCAGCGGTAGGCGATTTCGCAGAGGACGGGATCGAAAATCGACGTACCCGAGGCAGCGCGCGGATGCGTATAGCCGTCGATGTCGCTGAAGGCCAGGCCGGCGTCGACGCTCGCGCCGTCGTTCCTGGCTCGATCCATCGGCATCGGCGAGCCGCCGCCCGGTATAGCGTCGGTCTTAGCCATCGATCGCGCCCCCTGCCCCCGTCCCCCGCTTCCTTTTGCTGTAGTCGGCCGCAGGCCTCGGCGATCCGCCCGGCGATGCATTCGGCGCCTTCTTCCGCGCCGCCGCCTTGCGCGCCGGCGCAGGCGCCGCCTGATCCCAGGCCTCGCGCGCCGCGCCGCGGTAGGCCAGCGTCCCGTCCGCGTTCTGCGTGACGGTCGGGCCATGGCTGCCATTCGTCCCCGTGCCCCCTCGCCCCTCTTCGCTGCGAATGCCGAGCGCGAGCCAGGCTCGCTTTCGGGCCTGCCACCAGCCCTCGCGGGCATTCAGGACGCTGAAGGGCGGCAGCATGAAGCGATCGGCGAGCGATCCGGCGCCGGGCTCGCTGCCGGCGTCGCTGCCCGCATCGTCGCCGCCGGCGTCGTCATCGTCCTTGCCGCCAGTCGCCTCGGCCATCAGCTTCGCCAGCTCGGTATCCGTGAAGCCGAGCGCGCCGAGGTCGAACTCGAGTGCGGCGAGCGCGCGCATCTCGCTGGCCAGCATCGCCTCGTCCCAGCCCGCATGCAACGGGATCGCGTTGTCGGCGATCACGTACGCGCGGCGCTGCGCGTCCGTCAGATGCGCCAGCGTGATCGTCGGTATCGCCAGCATGCCGCGGCGCAGGGCCACGACCTGGCGGCCATGGCCGGCGATGATCTGATCGAACTCGTCGATCAGCACGGGATTGGTGAAGCCGAACTCGCCCATCGAGGCGTCGATCATGGCCAGCTGCGCGGGATCATGCGTGCGGCTGTTGCGAGGATCAGGCCGCAGCTCGGCCGGGGCTCGGTAGACGATCTGCAGCTCGGGGGTTCCAACGATCGGCGCCTGATCCGCCATGGGCATGTTCCTGTCCGTTACCCGAGCCGTTTACCTAGCCGGCAGCCCAGCCACTAGGTTGTCGACGCGGGCGTAATTACC